GCGTTATCATGTTATGCAGAATGAAGATTTATTTTCATTTGGTGATAACATTCTAGACGGCGGAGGACGTTGGGAAACCGCTGGCTCAATCAAGGGGGGACGTGTTGTATTTGGTGCGCTAGCACTAGAGCGTGAAACCGTTCTTGACCCTAACGGTGTTGCAGACAAGGTAAAAACTTATTTGCTCATCAACACATCACACGATGGTTCTATTGCAATTCAAGCAAGCATCACACCTGTTCGTGTTGTGTGTGCTAACACTCTCAATCTTGCACTTAATACAACCAAAAAGAAAAACGGTGTTAAGCAATCATTCAAGATTCGTCACACACAGACAGCAAGCGGTAAGGTTGCCGTTGCTCGTGAGACTCTTGGTCTTGCTCATAAGTACATGGATTCATTTGACCTCATGGCTAAGGCTATGATTGAAAAAGAAGTCACCGCCATTGACTTTAACAAAATCATTCTTGCTGCTTATCCTAAGCCAGAAGCAGATGCTAAGGGTGCTTTCAAGAAGTGGGAAAACAAGATAGATGTTATTAACGACATTTATACAGGCGAGTTTAACGGAATGATTGCTGGTAATGCGTGGGGTGCTTTCAATGCACTTACTGAACGCCTTGACTGGTACCGTTCTGCTCGTGGTGGTTCTAACGAATCCATTCTAGCATCTGCAAGTGGTTTTGACCCTGCTATCAACGCAGAAAAAAATCGTTTGCTAAAAATTGTGCAAAGCACAATGCAGATTGCATAAATAAAAAAATTCCTGAGCAAGAATAAAAACTGCTCGTAAGATTCCATAGATCAATTGGTTAGATCGCTACCCTGTCACGGTAGAGGCTACGGGTTCAAGTCCCGTTGGAATCGCAAGCTTAAATGGGGCCCCGAGGAAATTAGTACAAAACGGACATTTAAGAAACTATATAATTAATCTCAGAAAACCTGATTACGGTAGGCTTGCTTTTTTCCCATTTTTCCTGTAAAATTATAGTATAACTACCACGAAAGGTAATAGCATGAGTTTCCTAGAGAACGAAAACGAAATGGTAATAGATGCAACATACTCTGAGATAGGAGCAATGTTAGTAGAGGATTGGGTTAATGCCAATCTTGATGAAGGCCAACTGTTTGCAGATTATAGATTTGCAGAAATGTCAGATAACAATTACCTAAAGGGCAGGTTTAATCAGTTCTATGATTTAACACCAGGCGACCAATACTATTTAGAATGTGAGGAGAACTAATGTTAGGTTATACTAAATCAGATCTTGATGACATGACAAATGCTATTCATGACGCCAAGTTATTTTATATTATTAACTCAACTGCTACATATGTAGACAGAGAACTCTTAGTTAATGATTTGTTGAAGGCAAAGGATTTTTTGGATGGACTATGGGCAGAAGGGTACTTTGACTAATGCATAATCATTATTGGGAATGTGATGATGTACCAGGATATTTTTACTGTGCCTGCGGAGTTACGGCTATTCATAATAGAGAAACAGGATTGAAGGACATCCATGACTAATTGGAACTGGACTAAGTATGATTATCTATGTACTGACTGCGATGCATTGATTGAGATAACTACCCTGAAAGATAGGTCTGAATGTTTTCAACCTCTTTGCACCTGTGGATCTGTTAATGTAATTAATATTGGGGTATCAGATGCATTTGCTCCTGACAACGATGTGACGAGTATCACACCTAAGCGACTTGTCAAAATCAACACCAACCCTTATACTTAATATATGGACCTAAACACATTACGAGAGTATATAAATATCCACAAAATTTCATTGGAGCAAGATGTTGAAGACGCTAACAGTGATATTCCTATTACTGAAGATGAGTACTATGAATCAGACGCCTATTACGAGGGAGCAATTGCTACCTGTGAACACCTACTGGAGTATATAAATGGATAATCTAACATTAGAGCCACACCTACAACGTATGGTAGACGCAGGGGTATCAGGAACAGACATCCTGCACGGAGAGCTTAAGAACCTCATGCTAATGGCTGAGCAATGGCTAGAAGAGGCAACTGACATAGAAGATGAATCAGGAGAGGCAATGGACTCTATGGTACGTACAGAAGCAACAGGACGACTAGACGCCCTTGTAGAAGTATATAATCTAACATATGCTCTGTCCTTTGCTATTGCTGACCGTATGAAGTTGACAAACTAATACACTTGCTGTAAAATTATATTAAACCGCCAATCAGAAAGAAGCCACCATGCCAAACTGGGTAATGAACGGATTGACTATAGAAGGTCGTCCTGACTCTGTTAAAAAACTAATGGAGCAAATGAATAAGCCATTTAAAATGGTACATGACAATTGGAATATGGAAACCCACCAACACGAAAAGAAGTTGACTACTTATCCTAATCCTGTCTTTGCATTCCATAACATCTATAGTTATTTAGATGCTGGTATCACTGAGGAAGAGTACCTTGCCCAACCGTCATATGATAAGACAATGAAAGATTGGTTTAAGTTTGAGGGCAAAGACTGGTATAACTTTAATGTTCGTGAGTGGGGCACTAAGTGGGATGTGGCTATCTCAGATAACGATAAGTACTCTGATACATCTATGCAGGATACAATCAACGGTGAGAACCACGTTGTGTATTATAGTTTTAATACTGCTTGGTCTCGTCCTATGAGTGCTTTAATTAAACTATCATCTCAGTACCCTGATTTATTATTTACTTTGTCATATGAAGAAGAGACAGGCTGGGGTGGCGAGTTAGAAATCTTACGTGGTGAGATTATTAGTGAATCAGAATACGATAACCAATGCCGTGACTGTGATGCTACAAACCAAATGGAGTACTGCGAAGAAGCAGACTGCGGTGAGATTTGTGGTAACTGCAATTGGCTAGGAGAGGCTGACCTAGAGGCTGTTGCAACTTGTCCTACCCACAAGGTATACTTGGAGACCAAGGTACCAGAATACAGAAAGGTAACACCATGAAGACCACTTATCTTATTGAACTAGAAGTAGATGAAAAATGGTATGAAGCCATTAGCACGCTAACCGCTGACGTATACGAAGGAGAGATCTGCGAATGGGTCAGGGTACAGGCAGAGACTCAACTAGACGGCACTGAGTGTGAGAACTGTGAAGAGAACCCTAAAGAGCATCCTGAAGGCAAGTGGTGCACCTCCTGCAGGGACGACTTTAAGGAGTCAGACGATGATGAAGAGTGAGATCCTGGGGGTCCTAGACAGGGCTCAAAAGCTTTTGTGGGGTGGATCTGAGACAGAGAACATAGAGGCCCATAATATCATTGCTAAACTAATCGTTAATTTGGAGGGTACAGATGAATTGGACACAAATGACCTTATTTGATACAATGGAACTAACTACTAAAGAAAAGGAAACAAATGCCACTATACACCATGATAGCCACTAAAGAGGTATTCTATGAAGTACCTATTGAGGCAGACACAGAGGCAGAGGCGCTAGACATTTTTAATGCCTTTGAACTTGCTAATGACATTGAGCGATTTGAAGTTGACTCATACCCGCTAGAAATTACTACTATTGAAGTTGAGGAGTTACTACCATAATGGGAGCACGTATTAATTTTGTATTTAAAGACGGTACCACATCAAACGTTGTACTATACAGTCACTGGGGACAAGATTCCTGGCAGCCTGACCTGGCAGAAGCTTTGGTCCATGCACGTCCACGGATTACTGATTCTTCATATGGCACACGTATGATAATTAGTTATCTGCTGCAGCATAACATCCTGGATGAAACGGGATTTGGAATCTATTCAATCAACTCTGACAACTATGACCTAGGGGAGCAAACCGTAGTTATTGACTTTGCTAATCAGACTGTCATTGATAATGTCCCAGTAAAATTTGACGCCTTTGTCAATGCCTATGGGCCCCAAGTTTTAACTGAGCACGCAGTAGTATAATCATACTGCAACGGGGGAGTGTCAATTTGTGGTGGGTTGCGCTCCCCCCTTATTTTTGATACAATGAGGTGAGGGAGAACCATGAGACGAAAACTAGTAACCAAAGAAGAAAAGGTAGCAATCCAACTATCTAATGTCTTGGCAGACCTTCGCCTTGACCTTGACTTAGTGGGACAGTATCTTGCAGAGTCAGCACCAACTGTAATCTATAATCGTTTAATTACTATTGCAGACTCAGCGGAACACACTCAGCAAGAGCGTTACAATCACTACAACCAATACAAACTGTTCTAGAAAGGCTGCAGCGGTGGGCTTGACAAAAGCCTGCCGTTGTGCCCCCGAGATTTTTACCAAACCTTATTACGATAGCTCCGAATTTTTCCCATTTTTTGACATTACGAGGATCTTAAAAATTTTCCAGATTCATGGACATTACGATAGCTGTATATTTTTCCAGATTCTAGCATATCAAACCTTCCTTGTCAAACCTTCCAAACCTTTATCTTAAAAAGACATTACGAGCAATCAAAATATTTTCCAGATTCATAGCCAAACCTTAAAACCAGAATGTATGGTTTGTATAGCTACTACTATGTATATTCATATCCTTTATTGATCCCGTCCCGCCAGCGATGTCTGCTTATCCTGTTAAGAATCCTGCAGCGGGACAGGGATAAAGCTATAGATATTAACCCCTATATAATAACAAACCTTTTCTCCTGGTTTTGGATATATTATTAAATATTATCAAACCTTTCTATTAAATTATTGGACATTTTGGGCAATTTTGTATAGGTTTTTTATAGGGAAATGGTTTGACAAATAGAGGTTTGGATGGTATACTGCATGCCCCAAATGAAGGTTTGGAGAAAGAAAGGTTTGGTATGTGAGGTTTGGCAGGCCCCTTTAAAAGCCGTGGACATTACGACGCGATCTGTATAAATGCTCAATCCTCCACTTCACTCCACTTTCCTCCATAAAAGTTAAATCTAAAAAATATCAGTAAGATCTATCCTGTGGATAACTTCTCTAAATCTGTGGATAACTCTACCAAACCACACCTATTTACCTGTGGATAACTATCTATTTGACATGTGGACAACCTTGTGATATGATGGATATATGAAACTACACTATGGTAGGATGACTGCCAATTATTCTCTTGGGATATATGTTCATGACTGGGGATATCCCATCAGACATGAGTGGGAGATAGGTTTGTATCTTTTTAAATGGTATATAGGAATAGACTTTTTCAAATGACATGTACAAAGTATGGATGCGACTATGAATTAGACCTTGATGGTCAGGTAACCTGTACTGTCTGTGGAGCTATGGATGATGATATCCAGCCAGTTAACATTGATGTGATAGAATAGTATGATGCTAACATTAACTCTAATATTATTAACGTGGTATCTAACCAAGGTATATTACACAAAGAATCTTAAACTCTCAATCCCTACTTCAGATCCAGATATGGTACATATCAACTGCCATAAGTGTGCTCAAACCATCTACACCCATGTGGATAACCTTCGTGCTCCTTACTACTGTATGGTTTGTAAGTAATGGGAATACTAGACAATCTAGAAGCATACATGGAAGAACCTTTTAAGGTAGCCTGTAGTAAGTGTAATAAGCTCTTTATTAAGGCAAATGACGAACCTTTTATCTGCCTTATCTGCTCTAAATAAAAAACGGTACACGCTCTTAGGCTACTGGGCATATGGGGATATAGTGTATTTACTATAGGGGTAATTGTGTCCTTCTTGACATACCGTGCAAAGTCTGAGATAATGGTTATATGAAAAAAGTAGACTATGACAAACCTTTGCCTATGTATATCCTGGAATCATGTATTGACTGTGGCAAATTCATCAGAACAAAAGACAAGGCTAAGCTAACCCTATTTCTTATGGATCACTATGGGATAGCGGGTATTAGACGTTGTAATAAGACTTGGTATGGTAAATATCTCTATACCCTGCTAAATTGGAGAAGTAGAAATTATTAAGAACGAATGTGCAAAGTGTGGTTTATCCCACAAAGATCCCTTGTTTTGGGAGACTCATCAGACAATGAGTGATGGTAGGGTTTGGTGTGTCAATTAAGTGTAGCCATACTTGGTATATGCGTGAAGATGGAATCACCTGTACTAAGTGTTTCTTAATATGGCATAAAGACCAGGATATTAACCAATAGTGCCCGTGTAGGGCAGGGGGTGGTTTGATACCTCTATATCGCCGCCGAACTTGAAAACCATTTTTTAACTTGACTTAAAGGCGATTGTGCGGTATGATAGATATATGAATGAAAAAGATATCAGAGAAGAGATAGCAAAAGCTATTGAGGCACTTCCTATTCAAGATTCCATTACAAATGCTTTAGGCATGCGTTTGATGGCTGCTAAGGTCGCAAGGAATGAGTAGTATTTTAAGGATGGACTGGAAAGCATTAGGATATAATGCTTCTTGGAAAGATGGAATGGTGGTATGGGAACATGATGAAAAGCACAAAGATCCAGAGAACCAAGATACTTCCTCTTAGGTGGATTGGTAATTTTCTTGGAGGCCATGCTGGTAATCACCTAGTTAAAGCTATTGACTTAGATGAGTCTTTAGATAGTAACTTAGGTTTTCGTTATAAATACCACGCAAAAATGTGGAAGTATCTTAATAAGCCTTACGAATGGTGGGGCACATATTATTTATTAGATACCAGTGCTTGGCTAGATCAACTTAAAACAGATGTGTCAGGTCAGAATTGGGATGATTATGATGAAGATGGTATAGCATATTGGGAAAAATAATATAGTTGACAATGCTTTATCAAAACTGTATAATAGAAGTATGACAAACAAAGAGATAGCAGAACTGCTAGATAAAGAATCGTATCGCATCTGGGACACAACTAAAGTAATTAAGAACCAAGAATACCACGACGGTGTTGTTAGGGGTCTGAAGATGGCTTCTATTTTAGTTGGTAGACTATGAGTCTAGATGACATGATGCTAAGAGAAGAGATAGCCAGACAGATTGAGGACCAGATAGATGGACTTATGCCTCCTGTAGATGAAATTGAGATTGCTGTTTACCATGCACTTACCTGGGCTGCTCAAGTTGCAAGAGGTGAGTCAAATATGTTTGAGTATCAGGTAGATTTTGAATAAGCATTACGATATTCCAGATCCTTTCCAAACCTTTGTAGCTAAGAAGTATGCTAATGCTAAAGGTTATGTTCATGACTTCTTTACTGGGGAATGGTCTTATAGGTGTTTAACTTGTAAGGATGATATGTCTGCTCCATCCCGCAAAATTATGACAAAGATTAGATTATTTCACACAAGGAATGAGTGCACAGGTGGATACTGAAGAAACATTTGACCAAGAGTTTAGTCCTGAAGAAATGATGAATTTATACGGGGTGTATAGTCTTGAAGATTTAGACAGGATTGACTAAAGGTATACATCTTCAAGGCATTTAATACAAAACCATTCTGGTGAGTTTGACGTCTTTGTCATTCCACCATACATTACTTCATGATTGTTTAATTGACTAATCATGTGTCCATGCATGTATCCGTATACTATTGGTGTTAATTGATGGTCGCATTCATACATATAGTCATCATACCACACTTGCAGTACCGTCCATTTTCTGGTATGCTTGATACATGGAAACAACAAATTGGACAAAAGATCTTGACGAAGATCAAAAGGCATACGTAATGGAGCTAATCATTACAACAGTAAAAGAAATTAGAGAGCAGATTGCTCAGGACATTGAGGCTACCGTGCCAGTATGGCAGGGGCTAGGCTTTATGAAGAGTCGTAGGACAAAGGCTGCCTTTAAGGTGTGTGCTGCAATTGCTAGAGGACAAAATGAAAAGGTACCTGAACATAATGAATAAGATGATTTATGTATGTAAACTACCAGACTGCAAAACAAAGATTACAATTGAAACAAAGCAGTTCCTGGGCTCTTCAATAGGCTGCATCTGTGGTGCATCTGCTTTATGGATTGGCTCAACAAAATGATGTGGTCATGGATATTGGCAGTTATAGGCGTTACAGGAATTTTTTTTGTTGGTCGCAAAACCATATGGGGATGGTATGTTCTTTTATTTAATGAAGTACTTTGGATAGCCTATGCTATCAATACAGAACAGTATGGATTTATATTTTCTGCATTAGCATATGCAGCGGTATATGTTAAATCATATTTGCATTGGCGTAAAGATGATACGGAAGGAGTAACATCATGATTGAAGTAATTCTTTTATCTATTGGGGCATTTGTACTTGGATATGCCGTTTCATATTTCGTAATGACATTTGGTATTAAACAAGACAAGTAGTTTGTTTGGCGCTGTTAGCTCAGTTGGTCAGAGCCCCAAACTCATAATTTGGTCGTCGTAGGTTCAAGTCCTACACAGCGCACCAAACCTATATAGCTCAGCGGAAGAGCGGACGGTTTCTACCCGTTAGGTCAGGAGTTCAAATCTCTTTATAGGTACGCCTTGTGATACAATTGTTTTACAATACAATGGGGGAATTTGTTGAATATAGTTTTTTTAGGTAATTTTCGTGTTGATTACACAAGCGAATCTCACCATGCAAACTCACTAGAAGAACTAGGACACAATGTAATTAGACTACAAGAGTCTGATGCTAAGTCACAAGATATATTATCTGCATGCGTAAATAGCGATTTGTTTATCTGGATACATACACATGGATGGAATACTCCAGGTAAAATAACTATGGAAAAGCTTCTTGAAACATTAAAAACCTTATCTATTCCAAGCATGACATACCACCTTGACCTGTGGTTTGGTCTGCAAAGAGAGAAAGATCTTGAATCATTTCCTGTATATAAGATGATTGATCACTTCTTTACTGTTGATAAGAAGATGGCTGATTGGTTTAATAACAATACCGCCGTAAAAGGACATTACATTCCTGCTGGTGTCTTTGGTCCTGAATGTATGATTAGAGATGTTACCAAGAAGCATGATGTTATATTTGTTGGTAGTAGCAAATATCATCCTGAATGGCCATACCGTTCAAAATTAATTAATTGGTTAGACGTAACCTATGGTAATAGGTTTGAGCACTACGGCAACGGTGGAGTTAAATATGTAAGAGGACTAGACCTTAATAAGCTTTACTGGTCTACAAAAGTAGTTGTTGGTGATACCTTGTGCATTGATTTTAAATACCCTGACTACTGGTCAGACAGAATATATGAAACATTGGGTCGTGGTGGATTTTTAATACATCCATACATCAAAGGTTTAGAGAATGAGTTTAAAGATAAAGAGCATGTTGTATTCTATGAGTACGGTAATTTTAAACAACTTCAAGAGTTAATTGATTACTACATTGAGCATGATGATGAACGTGAACAAATTAGATTAGCAGGACACAAGTTAGTTAAGAGTAAATATACATACAAGCATAGATGGCAACACATACTAAAAGAGATATCAGTATGAATCATAAAACAATAAATGAAAACTACTCCTTTACAATTAGAGAGTTGCTAGATGATCCAAGCAATGATCATAACCTAGACTATAAGGTAGTTGATGAGACATGGAATGAAAATGTTTATAGACTACATGAGCATCAATTTAAAGATAATGGAGTTTTTCTTGATATTGGAGCAAACATTGGATCTGTTAGTCTATATGTAGACAACTTTAACAAGGTTAGAGATGAAGGCAATAAGATAAAAGTTTACTCTGTTGAGCCAGAGCCAAACAATCTTTCATTGTTAAAAGAAAATATTAAAAACAATCCAACAGAAAATATTACAGTTATAAATAATGCTATCTGGCATGAAAAAAAGACTGTCTTTATTACCAATCAGGGTGGAAACAGCAGCATCATTGATGGATCATACGCTGAGTCTGTAGAAGTTTTAGCAATAACAATTCAAAACTTTATTGACTTATACAGCATTGATGAGATAGATGTTGCAAAAATAGATATTGAAGGTGCTGAGTTTGATCTTATAATTAATACACCACCTGAAACACTTGCAAAGATTAAATATATTACACTTGAGTTTGATAAATCTTTTGACGGTAGGTTTGGAATCATGGTTGAAAAGCTGTCTAAACAGTTTGGATTAGAAATTTTAGGAAGCCCAGAACGAGGAGGATATATTTATGGACACAGATACTAACATTGATTATTTAATTTGTATACCTATTTACAGGGTAACAGAAAGAATATACAATTGTATGGAGTCTATACGAGATAAGAATGTTTTGCTTATAGATAACAGTGGTAACAGAGAGTGTGAAATCTTTGAAAAGAAATATGGTTTTCAAGTAGAGTATCAGTCAGAAAATATTGGATTGTCAAGAGCATGGAACATAGGATTAAAAAAGAACCATGACTGGACATTTTTTGTTTCATCATCAATGCTATTTAATAAACCTTTTTCTCATATTGTTGATATGTTGCAAGATTTTAATGGACTGATGTTTAGAACACAACATGGGTGGCATCTTGCTGGAATAAACAAAAAGTTGGTTGGAGCAATTGGATATTTTGATGAAAACTTTTATCCCTATAACTTTGACGACTGCGATTGGGATCACAGGTGCAGGTTGCTTGAAGAGCAGTTTATAACTAATACTGAATCAGATCTTGTAGTATCTTGGCGTAATCAATTTGTACACTCCAACACACCAATAAGCTATGTTATGAGAATTAATTCTCCTTCAGCAGAGGTTGATGTGACATGTCAAGTAGATGGTGGAGCAACAATAGACGGACTAAAGATTAATATTGACGGTGTTCATGATTACTTTAAGTCTAAGTGGGGCGGAGATAGAACAAGAGAGGGTTGGGGAGAGTATAAGCATCCATTTAACGATCCTACAAAATCTTTAGACTATTGGCCAGTAAATGATATAGCAACCCTAAAGAGAAACTATGGTTTAATATAATGCAAACAATAGGAATTTTACCAGCATCTGGAAAAGCATCAAGGATTGGTGGCATACCAAAGTTCTGTTTGCCTATCTCTGATGAGAGATCATTACTTCAGTGGCATGTAGAGCAAATGTTAGAAGTATGTGATGAAGTTCGTATATCAACTAGGGCTGAATGGGTTCCTATTATACAAAACATGGATATGAATGTTAAGTTAATTGTGCGGGAACCATCAACAATGTCAGATGCCGTCAAGTTTATGGTTGGTGAACAAAATGATACCGTTCTTGTTGGAATGCCAGATACTTATATCTTGAACTCACCCGTAAATATTTATAAAGAAATGATGAAGCAAACAAATGCTGATTTAGTTTTAGGTGTTTGGGAATGTAGTAATGATATAAAGGGTCGTGTTGGACAGGTATTACTTTCTGGAGATAAGGTCATTGGTTCTGAAGATAAAACAGAAAATTGTGACTATCCAGATATGTGGGGGACCATGATGTTTAGAAAGAACATGATTAGATATTTAGATCCAGAACTGGAGCATCCAGGAAAACAAATAAAGGACTGGATCTTAGACGGCAGAAACATAAGAGCAGTAAAACCTGGCGGTAAGTATATGGATATTGGAACACTAAAAGGATTAAGACAGCTTTACAGAGAGATGGACTTGTGAGATTAGGAATCATTGCAAGATCTGATAATACTGGGCTAGGTAATCAAACTAGAGAATTAGTTAAAATGCTTAATCCTACTAAGATTCTTCTTATTGATTCCTCACATTTTAATGGCAACGAGCAACACCCAGAGTGGTATTCTGAATACAATGTTACAACAACTAAGTATGGCATGGCCTCCAAAGAAGAGGTATCCAAATTCTTGGATGGCTTAGATGTAGTAATTAGCTGTGAAATCTTTTATCATAACTCATTTATTACTATGGCAAAGAAAAGAAAAGTTAAAACTATTCTTCAATACAACTATGAATTCTTAGACTATTTAGTAAACCCAGATGTTGAACTGCCAGACATATTAGTTTCCCCTAGCCTATGGAACTTTGAAGATGTTGTAAAGAAGTTTAGCGATAGAGCAAAGGTCATACACCTTCCACCTCCAACAAGTGTTGATTTATTTTTAAATGCAAAAAATATTAACATATCAAAAACACATAAAAAAATATTACATATTGGTGGCAAGGCAGCAGTAAAGGATAGGAATGGAACTAATACAGTTATTGAGATGCTTAATTATTCTAAGGCTGATTATGAGCTGGTAATTAAAAGTCAAACCCCACTAGATATAAAATGTGATGATCCAAGATTGACTATTGATACCTCTAATCCAGAAACACGAGAAAGCCTTTATGAGGGCTATGACGCTATGATCTTGCCTAGGAGATATGCAGGGTTGTGTTTGCCTATGAACGAGGCTCTATTGGCCTCTCTACCCGTTTTTATGACCAATATATCTCCCAACAACAGCATACTTCCAGAGCAATGGCTTGTAGACTCTAAGAAGATTGATAGGCTAATGACTCGCACTATGCTTGATGTATATGAAGGTGATGCTAAGATGCTTGCTAAGTTAGTTGATGATTATTATGATAGTGATATTTTTCTAAATAAAAGTAAAGCTTTTGATATAGGTATTAATAATTTCTCTAATGAAACCTTATACCAAAAATATCAGGACTTGCTAGAGCTTTAGCCCCAAAACCTTTGACACTGGAATAATAAACTCTTCTGAGAACTCTTGCTTTAAGTTGCCAAGGGTCATAAATGTTGCCTTACTATCTCTAATAAATTCAATGTTTGTTTTAAGTTCCTGAATTTTAAGGTTTGTATTCTTTAATATATAAAAAGATAACCACAGGTCATCAATAATCCAGTACTCTTCTGGGCAATCAAAAAAGTCATCATTAAGAAATAGGCTTGAGTGACATATCAATCCACCCGTTCCTGCATAATTGCCACACTCACCTTGCTCCAACTTAACCTTACTATTATAAATCTTCTCAATCATGTGGGCCCAAAAGCTTTTTACTTTATTAGGCTCATATTGATCATGGCAATCTTGTATAAATGTATCTGAAAGAATCTCATCATCATCAATAAAGATTATCTTTTCATATCCTTGTTCAGCTAAATCTCTTGCTAATAGGAATCTACTAAATTGTTTAAATTCATTCTCGTAGTTATGTACAGTTACATCTATACCGTTGCCATATTTTTCAAGATGCTTTAATAATTTCTCATGTCTGTTAGAGTTATCAATTATATAAAAATTAAAGTCTTGGTTGGTTTGTCTTTTTATGCAGCTCAAAGTAATCTTAAGGTTTTCAAACCTTACATAAGTACACATTATCAGAGCTGTTTTTGACATATATTTTAATTATAGCAGAAAGAGGGCCAGCCCAGTTGTGGACTGACCCCCCTATAAGCAACTACTACTTTGCAGCTTTCTTAGCAGCCTTCTTTACAGGTGCCTTAGCAGTCTTTAGAGCAGCCTCTACCTCTTTAGCATCTGGCAAGATACCAAAAGCTTTGTCGTTAGGATTGATTGCTCTAATTGCAACAGGTGCTATTGCAGCAACGAGTGCTGTCCATAGATCCTTTGGATCTGTCACGCCTGCCATGTATAGTGCAAGGCCTGATGCAAGAACTGATCTTCCGTATGATGCAAGCAGTGCCTTAATTTGTTCTGTATTCATAATTTTCCTCCTAGGATATTATTTTTGTTAGTACTGTAAAGCCAATCCATAGACCAATAATTCCTGCGACTCCCGCAAAAACTGGTGGTGCTGGTACTGGCAATTTGAATGCAGCAAATACTACGCCACATCCAAAACCTGTTATTGTTGATAACAATATATCTTTCATTTTTTCTCCATACCGTGTTTAAAATTTTTTAATTTAAGAATAATCATTCTTTTACTCCTTTATCCTGAGTTGGATTTTCAGGATGGTCCTGTGGTGTTGGAGCGGTACACATAGTTTCACAATTATTACACTGTATATCTAAATGGTACATTCCTATCGTGTATGTTACTGTATCAAATGATACTAATGCTCTAAATAATGTACCGCCACAGTTTGGGCATTCACAGGTTGGTATACCTCTAGCGTCCATCATTAGCCTTTTCTGGAAGCATCTTCTTTAAATCTTTGTATGCACTAGATATATTTTTCATAGCAGCAAAATCTGGTCGTCCCATAGATAGGGTTTCTCCATATTCATCAAAATATGATATGTCTGCATCAACATCACTAACAAACTTAGTTAGTCCAGCCTGGACTGTTTCAATGTATTGATAAGCCCAATCACGAGAATCAGAAAGAAACTTTATAAAGCTTTCTTTATGTACATTATTATCTATCTTGTGATCTTCTTTCAGAGAAATCATTGATTCAATCTTTGAATATGCCATTAGTATAGTCTTCATCTTCTTACGCATCTTTAATATCTTAATTGAAAGCATAAAAGAAAGCAGGGTTAGAATACCTACAAAACCGCTGAGTATATACACAATATGTATATTGTTCATTTATTTCACAGCCTTTCTTGTAACAAGCACAATTGCGCCTTCCATTTCTAAAGCATTCTTTAATTGTACAACATACTGTAATGCTTTTATTTTTTCATCATGACCCATAGGTATAAAATCATACTCGTTTAACTTTACAGTAAGAAAGTGTTCGTTATCTATAAGTTCAACAGTAAAATTTTTAGGAGCATCTATTGAATGAAAAGCTCTACGCATTGAGTCTGTGTACATTAATTGTCATCCTTCTTATCTACATAGTGGAAAAGTTCTTCAAGTGATTCCCAACCCATGTCCTGAGTTAACTCTAATGCTGCCATAAATATATCCCAAGTCTCATGAACATATTGTTTAGCAAGATGGCTTGGTTCAACTAATTCATTATCAATTAAGAATGCAATAGGCAAACCAATATCATTGTACTCAATGAAGTCCTTGAAATATTTGTCAGACTTATAGTCCATCCACAACTCACCAAGAATTGAACACATTGCTTCAAAGCTTGTTAGTTGTTCTCCATTGTTAGAGATTTCCACATTTCACCCCACTTTTCCTTTGTCCTATGTTTACTAAACTCTCTTGATATTTCGCCATTCTCTAAGTATATACCACCCCAGACTCCCCATTCCTTACCTGATACCCCGTTGGCAAAACATGTTTTTTGCATTGGGCAGGCCTGGCATAGGTTGTCTATGATTGGTCTAACAAGCTCATCATCTTCATATTTATCAAAAAATAAATTTGTATCCATATCAAAGCAAGCACCTTCGTCTTTCCATAAGTGTTGCTTCATATTTATACCTTATATCTATTTGGAATATCCCAGCCGTTGTGATCAGGTACAAATCTTTTTGCCAAAAACCATTTACCCTTACGACGAATGCCATTAACTGCAGTTTTTGCAATATCAGACTGCTTGGTTTCTACTACCGTCCAACCATCCCAATATAGGTTATAGTTCTTTGCGACAATTTTTTCCATTACTGCTAAATCTTTTACAATCATTTTTACCCCTTTAGTATCTGAAAATTCCGACTTCAACATTATTTTTTTCAGCAACTGCAATCAATTTTGATACAGGTTGCTGTGGCTTACTCAGAAAAGCAAGGTAGTTAACATTACCCATGTTCTCTTCAATCCAAGAGTTAGGTACCTTAAAGAACTTTATCTTTCTACCACGAGCTTTCATTCCTCTTTCTGATAGGTTACAAAATTCAGAAACAAAGGAGTTGATGGCTGCAGGTCCTGCAGAATACACTGTAAACTCTTTATCTCCATCTTTCATTCCAGAAAGGGCAACGCTCATAGCACGAAGGAAGACTTGATAATCATCAAAGTCAGCTGTTCCATGTACTGCTACTATCATCAGAATTTCCGTTTCTTAAGCTATCCAAAATGAATAACATCTTATCAATATCCCGCTTTGACATATTGTTTGTATCAACTGGCCTAACTGTTTCTGGATTCACTGATCCTTCTTCTGTGTCAGCCACGTAAAACATATTAGCATGCACCCAATATGCCTGATCTTCTATGATTAATACCTTTACAGTATTATTACTCAAATGCTTTCTTGCCTGAGAAAGCTTCTTTGGTAGTTCAAAAAGATCTTTAGGAATAAAGTTTTTTACTATTTGATGTATATCGCTTTGGCGATACACTACTTTAGCAAAATATCTTTTATTCTTTTTTACAGTTATTATAATTATAGAGGATATGGCAACCATTGTCAAGCCCAGGATAACAAATAGTGTCATTTTTACCCCTTAAAATTAAATGGGCTTGCTTGCCAAAACTTCTTTTCTCTTTCAACAATAGCACGAGACCATGCAAAGCCAGCGTCCCCACCCCAGGCGTTCCACATTATTTTTCCATTAGATGGCTTGTCCCAATCTTTTCCTTGCTTATCTACTTCGTGGCGGGAAAAGAAAGAGTACATTCTCTTAACAGTATCAAGAGACATAGATGCACCATTAACAATATCAGTTGCTCTACCCCAGCCAACAGGAGTTCCAGCACCAGTAGCTAAACCATCTTCTTTCCACTTTAAAGCACGACGAGCTGCTGCTTTCATGCCTTCATTAGGTGAGTATGAGTCTGCCATTACTTATCTTTCTTTGTATGCTTAACTTCGTATGGACCAAGAATAGATTTAACTGTACCGTTTTTATTCATGCGTACAATCTTTCCGTCCTTAATTTGTGTTGCATTAAATGATTTTGCTTTTTTCTTTGGCATTATTTAATAAATCCATTCCAGAAGTTGTCTGTATCTATTTGTTTTTCAGACTTGTATGTTCCGCCACGGCGCTTGTATTCTTGTACTACCCAAGAATTTGCTACAGCTGATGGATAAACTTCAAACTTATCTTTTGCTGCCTGAACAACTCTTGCATATAGCTTTGGATTTGATGGAGTAGATCCACCTCTACGAGGCTGAATAAATTCAGCATAGTTTGGCTTCTTTGCTTTTTCCATATCATCTTCAACAACATCATCTGCTTTTCCAACATAAACACAATTAGGTACCATACGGCCATCCTTTTCTTTCATTCCTTGCTGCTCATATCCAACCCAGCATGCTTTTTGAATGTTGTCCCACTTGTCCATCTCTTCATCATCTGAATGATAAGACTTGTACATGTTGTCATGACCCTTGCACATTTTCATATCGCATCCGCCTGCAGCTTTACACTCCATGCATCCATCGCACTTGCAGGACATTGTGTCTGACATGTGTTCTGCTTTGTCTGTTTCTTTTGTTGAGCATACTGGACAGTTCTCACAATTTACATTTAATTCCTTGCATGTAGGACATCCACAACCTTCGTATGCCTTACCAATTGATGAATCATACATTGCCATAGCAACCTCTGAGTCCATATTTTCTTCCATTGTGTGATCCTCCATGTTAATTAATTCAGCATCCTTGTACATCATTCCAATACTATATGCTGTTGGTTCCCAACTACCGTCTTCTTCTTCATAAATTCTAACAGCCATTGCTGGATTTTCTGGTGGCATAGATTGAATTGCATACTCTGTTCCAGGAACTCCGTACACTCCGCCCTCAATCATTATGTGCTCTACCATTCCATGAATCATTCCTTCTGATGTCATGCCCATTACAAAGTCGCCTTCTGAAATCATTTCTTTCATTGGCATTTCACCATGCATGTCTTTTGCAACAACACGCTTTTTCTTTTTACCCTTTGGCATTACGCCTGGCTTCTTCATTCCAGCTTCAGGGTTAACTGCCTCTGATGGGTTTTCAGGGTTACCTGAAGATTGGATGGCTGACTCAGCCTTAATTATGTTGTCTGCCATGGCAAACCTCCTTGGTTATACATTGATTATATCAGAATTCTTTGGAGTAGATGGCTCTTTTTAGTTCTTGCAGGGACCATCTTTCCTGCTTGGAAAGCTTTGCCGTCTCTTCTGGGTTATTTGATTTAGGTGTAAGTGAGATTAATGGATCATCAATTAGAAAGTCTATACTCACATACCCTTTTTCCCAGAGAATCATTAGCTCATCATTGACAAAATTTAGGTGGTCGTTGTATAGTTCAGGCATTAACTCTTTGACTTTTGGAGTAAAAGCGTATAAGATTTCTCCAGTTTCAGGGTCTGCACCAGCAAATTCTAGTCCGCCCTCAAGAATAAGATTGTCTATGATCTTGCTAATTGAATCATCATCAAACATTTATAAAGTCTAAAAACTCTTGACGAGTTTTTGCCCCGTTCATTCTTCTAACTTCTTTTCCATCTTCAATCAGTATATATGTTGGGATAGACTTAATTCCAAACTGTTCTGCCAGCTTTAGTTCTGTGTCTACATCAACATACAAAAAATCAACAAGACCTTCTCGCTTTAGTTCATCTGTAATTGGCCTTGTGCGTTGGCAAGGATTACACCAATCAGCAGTAAAGTAAAGTACGTGTCTCACTTACCAGACTTCTTTCTGGCTTTTAGAAGTGCATCAAAGTCTTTAACCTTGGTATCTCCCATGTATCCCCATGCATAACCATCATTGATCATCATGTCATTAAGAGATACTGTGTCTCCATTTATATATACCCAGCCCAAAATGCGACCATACTTCTCAGATGAGTCCATCTTCTCAGTCTTGATTACAACAGACTTGGCATCTTTTAGGTGCTTCTTTAGATACTCTTTAGATTCAAGGCCAAGGGCCTTCTCAGCAAGATCCTTTGTACGAGACTCAGGTGTATCAATACCAGCTAATCTTACACGGGACTGAAACAAAATATCAAACCCTAAATCAATAAGAACATCAATGGTGTCTCCATCTACTACATTCTCTACCTTGCGTACATAGTATTCATACATTATTTATACCGCCAGCTTTTCTCGTTCATCTACAACGGTAATAGCAAAAGACATCATATTCTGGTATCCTTTTGGATTATTCATAATCTTATTGTAGTGGTGACCACAAAACATTAAATCTCCAGATAAACCAGTTACACTAACAAGTGCTTCTGAAGAACATGAATCACAACGATCTGTTGGTTTTAATATCCATTCTTTTTCAATAAGTTCTTCTGTAAGTGTCATGTTCATATTATACCGCTACTTTCTGTTATCAGTGGAATAGAATCCACTACCGTTGAATACTGCTGTTATATTAGAGTATACACGTTCCAGTGGTAGAGTGCAAGTTTCACACTCATACCCTGGATCGTTTTCTTTAATTGATCTTTGCTTGATTACAATTTCAGAACATTGTCCTGTACATTTGTATTCATAAACTGGCAATTACTTAACCTGATTTCCTTTGCCACCTGAAGCCTTTGAGTTAATTGTTTTTGGTGCTACAGAGTTTTTAGCTGCATCAGCAGATGTTGTTTTTGCTGGTGTTGCTGCTAATTTATTTAATAGTGGAGCATTTTCTTCACCAGCATAAACTGGACGACCCCAACCAACTACAGCATTAAGCAACTTCTTCTTATTGTTCTTTACATAACCACGAGTCTTTTCTACACACATTCCGCCATTGCGCTGGTCTCCCTTTGCAGTTCCTGAAGTGTTTCCTTCAATAACTTGGATTGTTCCATCACCGTTGTTTTTAATGCAAAGACCAACATGTGAAATACGATTTACACCATCTTCTGGGAAATCAAAAAAGATCCAGTCTCCAGCAGTTGGGTCATCATTACGGGCATCTGACCAACGGCCTTCCTTCTTAAACTGATCTGATGCTGCTACTGTTGAAGCAGACTTTGGAAACTTTGCTAACCCTGCAGTAAATGCACACCAAGAAACGAATGACTGGCACCATGGTTGGAAGTTTACCTTCATCCATGCGCCATACTTTGTTTCATTATCTTTTGGACCCTCAATGGTTCCTAGTTCTTTCTTTGCAACCTCAATGATTGCCTCTACTGATCCTTTAATTGCCATTTCACCCTCCTATAGGTATCTATCTATTATAGCATTAGGAGGCTTTGTGTGTCAAACGGTTATGGGTTCTTATTCTATGGCAGTTTGCACATACTACTTCACATTTTGCTATCTCTTTTTTAATTGCCGACCAGGAAAATCCATCATGGATCATTCTTGAGACATTGTATTTTTTATCATGAAGATGATCAAAATCTAGCACTATTGGATTGGTAACTCCACAGTCCATACAGCCAGATGCTTCTTTTATCTCTGACAGTTTCTTTTTAAACTGCTGCTTATTGTAGTGAACCAACTCTTTGTCAGTCATAGGCTTTAAGTATATCAACTAATATTAATGACCAAAATATTCAATATACCTGATATTATTTATTTTTGATGATCTTTAAAGATATTATTCTCAAAATCAATTCCGTTCATATAAAGCCTATCAAATGGGTCATTAGTTTTAGATTTTTTTGATCTAAACTCTGTAAATTTTTTTTGTAATTCAGACTCTTTTTCAATTAATTCTTTTTCAAAATAATTGTTTGCAGGTTCTAAAGAAAAATTTTCTTGAAAATATCTTTTTATAGCAATAAAACCAGCTATGGGCGTGTCTTTATCTATTGATACATCTATATCTGGTAAATTAACTTTTAAATTAAATGTAAAAATTGTTCTTAAATTATCGCATTCTATAACTCCAGTCATAGCTGTAAGATTTGGCATAACAAAATTTGGTGGAGATATTGTCATTAAACTTATTCCTTCAGGAGTTTTAAATATTATCGGAAGGAAGACTGTTATTATTCCATGTCCAAAATGTGACTCTATTTTAAAGCCTTCTTTACTGCTAATTTCTTTGTCCAAATCAGACATAAATATTTTTAAATCATTAGGGTCATTGCCTCCATTCCAATAAAATCCAAACTTATATGGTGAAGTTATTGCAAAACCTTGTTGATTTCCTATTGTTAGTGGTAGACATCTATAAAAATCTCTAGAAAACCAATCTCTAGTTTTTTCTTTTTTTAAAGGTTTTATAAATTTTGTATATTTATTTATATCAAAACCATCAACAGGTATCATTAATATTTTATCTTCTGTTGTATTTTTAATCAATTAAGTTTTCCTTTATTTCCTTTAAAATCATCTTGTCAACTTTCCCATTTTTAAATCTTCTATACATCTCTTCCAAAGATAAAAATGGATGTGTTAGTTTAAGCTCTACACAATTTTTTCCATAATCATAAAGTTTTTCACTTAAAACAAATTTTCTAAATTCTATTTCATTTTCAGTATCAAAAAAAAGATACACTGCTGGCTCCCCTTCTACTGTTGATATACTATTATGCCCAGGAAAAGTATGATGCGTAAGCATTACTGGTCTAAACCATTTAGAAATATTAAAAGATCCAGCAGTAATAAAAGATGTTTCTGAGGTTTTTGTTTTATGTAAATATGGTGGGGTTGCCATAATTTCTATGTCTTCTTCTGAAAAAAATAAAAAGCCTAAATCAAAATCAGCAGCATTAGAATTACTCAATGAAGATTCTCTAGGTAAATAAAAATTTACATCATTAGTATTGCGTATTATCTCACCATTGTCATCAAATTCTATTTTAGTTGTTAAAGGATAATTAAAATAATATCCATTTTTAAATTGTTTTTTAAAAGCGCTACAAGAAAAATATGTGTTTGCTGGAAGTGATTTTTTTGCTCTATTTTTTACCATGTAGCTTGATATTGATTTTGGATTTAAATCAAATAAAGCAAACTTTGACTGTAGGTGTGGATAGGAAAATACTGACCAATATACTATAGTTTTTTTACTCATAAATCAATTGTAGCAGAAAAACTAAGAAATTATATGGT